TTTAACATAATTTGTAGTTGTTGTTCTGTAACTCCTTCTTTAGATATTATGTCTTCTAGTAGTGGTCTTTGATTTGGATTTTTAAATATATCATTAGGAATTTTTCTAACTTTAGTTACTTGTACAGCTACTTGCGTTCCACTAGGACTTTGAAATATAAATCTAGCACCATATGGAGGAGTAGAAAATTCTTCTCCAATTTGTACACCCATTATGTTTGCCCACTCAACAGCACTTTTAGTTTCTGATATTTTAGTACCTGCTTGTATTAAATCTGCATCAGCACTCACTATAGGTAAATTATCTAAATCTAATTTTTCTAAGGAAACTTTACCTGTATAACCATAAGGAACTCTACCAGAAGTTCCAACGCCAAGTTCTTCTGCTATATTTAAAACTGCTTGTTCAGCACCTTCATAATATCCAGAATTAATTTCAGTTATTAATTGTCTAGCTTCAGGTTCAAGTATATTGTTACTAGCTTCTTGTATTCTGTTTAAAATATCATCTATTTCTGCAGTATCTACTTTTTTATTTTTTCTAAATTTAGATACTATTCTTTCAACAAGTAATCTAGAATCTTCAACAGATATAGCTTCAGGAAATAAATCAACAAATTCTTTTGGTATTATTTCATATTTAGAACCTACAAACCATTCAAGTTCACCTAACTCATTAACAAAATACATTCGTGTTTGGTCAATAGACGCCATCCATTTACGAACACCTTTTACTAATTCTTCAGGTAAACCTACATTTTCAAATTTAGTTCCTATATGTGTAAGAACTTGATTCCATATTTCTAGAACTTCATTCATATTTTCTACAGCGTTAACTGGTTGCTCTATGTCTGGGTTTAGTATTTTTGCTTTTTGTGCAATAGCTAATTCAGAAAGTTTATCTAATGCTGGATTTGCTATATCATCATCTACTTTTGCAAATTTCATCCAATCTCTTAAATCAAAAAATGATTGGTTTAAATCATTAACATAAAGTTTCGGTACAGGAAAAACGCTAAATATTCTACCTAATTGTGAATCATTAATACTTTTTGATATTGCACCTTTTACACCTACAGCTTGTCCAAAGTCTCCTGCTATTGTTCTACCTAAACTAGATGATATTTTACCTCTCATTATCATTGATGTAGGATTTACCTTGACCTTTTAATAATGTATTAATAGTTTGATAATCATCAGCTAATACAAATTGGTCAACTATTTTTTGTCCACCTTTAGTTTGTGTAATATATTGTCTTGCAGAAGGTACATGCACTGTTTTTCTTATAGCATTATTTATTACTCCTGCTCTGGATAAAACTATTGATTGGTCTAAAGTTCTAACTGCTTTGCCTGCTTTATTTAAATATCCACCTATTAGTATTGTAGGGTCAGCAAGTAAAGTTAAAGCACCATCTACAATGCCTGACATAATGTTATAAGCTCTTGTTCCTGGTTCAACTATAGAAGCAACTAATGGTGCTGCAGGTGTAAGTTTAATAACTTCACCATTTCTAGATTTAAAAGTTAATCCTTCGTCTCTTTCTCTTTCTGTATTTGTAATATCTTGTCCATAATAAGATTGAACAATATTTTTAGTTTGTTCAGGGTCTGCACCTTTTGCAATCATTTCTTTATAAATATCAGTATCTTCTGCAATTGTAGAATTAGCAAAATATCCTTCACCTAAATTTACTCTTTTACCTTGTGTTATGTTTCTTAAAGCTTGTCTACCTACAGATGGACCTAAATCTTGTCTAATAGTTTGCCAATCTTGCATTGATTCTCTATTAGTCAAAAGAGAAAGCATAGCACCAGCCATACCTATTCCATCAGTATATTTTTTGTCATTAAAATATTTTTGTGTTGCTAATAAAGGTTTCTTAACTAACTCATCTTGCAAAGAATCAAAAACTGTAAATGCAGTTCTAATAGTTCCTCTACCTACAGCTTTAGTTCTATCCCACCAAGTCTTTTCATTATCTAACCATCTTTCTACTAATGGTGCTATCTCAGGGCTATCTGTAGTTAAACCTATAAGAGAAGCACCAACTAATACATCTTTAGGCATATAAAAATGTTCTTGTATTAATCCTTGTAAGTTTTGTGATAATTGTGGATTAGCTTCTATATAGCTAGTTATAGTTTTAGCTTGTTGTATTCTATCTTCTTGTGCTTGATTTTCATAATCTTGCATATATGGCGGTTGCCACCACCATCTTACCTCAGCCATAACTCTCCTATAAGTTTCTTAGTAATGCAGCTATCTCTTTACTAGGTAAAACCCTATACATAGCTTGTAAGACCATATCTGCATCATTTGCCATAAAAGGTGCATCAGTTGCACTAAGTCTTGTTGTAGGAGCTTCTAGAGGTCTCTCAGTGGCTCTGTAAGCATCTTGTATTAAGTTACCTAGGTTCTGTGGTTGAACTGGTACATTTTGCGGTGTGCCTACCTCAGGCTCAACTATTTCTGCCATAGGTGCTGCACCTTGCAATGTATCTAGTTCTGTTGCTTGACCATAGCTTTCTGCTTGAAATTCTCTTTTTGGTTGTCTTCCTCTACTCAAATTCGTAACCTCCAGGACTATTATCAGGAGTAAAGACTATATCTATTCTCCCCATGCCTGGAATGTATGCGACTGTAATTACATCAAAATGAGTGTAATCTAACAAATGTCCATCCTGGTCATCAATCAAGTACTCATCTTCATAAACAGCTTCTTCAGGAAAGTTTTGTGCAACTATCTTTGCAAACTCTATATCTGTTGGTTCAGGTATAGCAGCCATTATCCACCTCCCAATAAAGCAGCTAAGTTAGGTGGACCTTGTGGTCCAGCTTGTCCTTGTACTTGCTGTGACATCATTTGTTGTTGCAACATAGCTTGTTCTTCAGGACTTGGTTCTTCACCACTAGCACTAAAGAATTTTTCTAAGATACTACCAATACGCTTTGGATTGTTATATATCTCTACAATAGCCATCATTGCTTTTTTATCACCCTGTTGAGATTGTTGTAATAACATCTGATATAATATATCTTCTGTTTTTTGTTTAGTAATTCTTTCATTAATCTGTTGCAAGTTCTCTAAACCATCCATTTCTTGTTGCATAGTTTCTCTATCTATTATTCCTGCTTGCATTAACTGTAATCCTGTAATTATTTTATTAGGTGCATCAAATGAAGCCATAGCACCATATTTTCTTTTAGTTACATAGTTCATGTCTATATCTGAATTAGGTGTATAACTTTCAGAAAATGCTGCACCTTTGTATGTACCTGTAAGAGGTTTTCTTTTATTACCAAAAAGTACTTCATCTAGTTCTAATCTTTTAGCATCTACCTCTTGTAATGCATATTCAAGTATTGTGTGATACTCACTAACCATTTGACTTACGCCAGACTCCAGTTCCTCTAGACCTCTACCAGTTACAAATGAGTTGGGTGAGATAGCATCATCTTGAACTGGATATCCAGCGACAACTCTTAATTGCCTTTCTAATCTACCAACAGCTTCAAACAACTGATATGGTAGGTTAGTCACAGGTTTTACTACTTGTGAACCAGGTGTTAAGTAATTAATTGCATTTCTGCCTTTTCTATATTGTCCTGATTCTATTTCTCCAACTATGTTTGTTTCTGTAAATACAGCATCTTCCATAGCAATAACAGACAAAATGTTTATTTTTGCCATAGATGCCATAAGTCCGACTACTTGGTCAAACTGTCCTTGTAATCTATCAAAGCTAAATCTTTTTGCTACAACAAATGCTGGTCCTGATTTAAGTGGATTTGGTACAAAGTCAACTATTTTCTTAGAAGCAACATGCACAACATATGTACCTTCTATGTTCATGTACTCTAAAATTACATCACCATTCTCATCTGAGTTCTCCCAGCTACCATCATCGGTATATCTTAGGTTGTAACTATCGTATGATGTATCTTCAGTATCTTTGTTTTCAAAGTATGTTTTAAGTTCAGGATACATATCTATAAGTTTTCTTATAGGAACTTTCTGAATTATTGCTAATTCATCAGGTTGTTGTGTATTTCCAAAATAACCAGGAAAACAATCATAAGGGTTTCTTAATTCTGCACAAGGATACATATGTCCATTCATATCCATCTTTGTTGTTATTACCCATACAGCAAAGCCATATCCTGGTAGCCACCTAGCTACTTGTGGTAGTTGTAATTCTAAGCGTTGCATATTGTCATATGCAGATATAATTCTTTCTAGTTTATCTTTTTTAACTTTGTTTCTTTGTGAATCTCTAGCATTAGTAATGTGTACATCTAAAGAAGGTACTTTACCAATCTTTTGAGAAAGTCTATCTAATGCAGACAACATAAGGTTTGGTGCTGGTATTGTGTGTGATTCATTATTATCTAGTCCAGGACCAAGTAATTGTCTTATACCATCTTCACCACCATTTAATATTGCTCTAAATCTTGCTCTGTCTACTAGAGCATCATCATGCATTCTTTTTAAGTAGGATGCTCTCTCAATAATATCTTGCGGTTTCATTTAACTCCAGGGTGTCTCGTTCCATTGTACACTATTATAGCCATCAAAACTAGGAGTGTACTCTATTCCTATATCAGCATAAACTAATTTTGTCAACTGTCTAATAACTTTCATAGGAAACCAACTTGCCATAACAACATCTGATTTGTAACCTCTACCGCCTTTACCTTTAGATGCAAAGTAAACTAACTGTTTTGTATAGGTAATAGATTTACTTTGTGCATCTGCATCGTAGAAAGGTAGTTGTATCATTTGGTCATTAAACATAGGAGCTAATGAAGTTACACCAAACTTTTCATCCCATTTGTTTTTATGTGTCTCATGACCTTCTAGCTTTATACCTTGTATGTTGCAATACTCTTTTATTCTTTGGTCTTGTCTAATTGCTTTCTGAAAACCATTTTCTTCAATAACCCAGTGGTAACATCCATACTTCTCGTTCCAATTTTTTATTAAAGAAAATGCTTCATCTAATCCACCACCATGATGATTCTCCATATCTACCATAGTTAATCTAATTGCAGTAGAGTTTGTTTCTACAGCCCATAAGAAACCTGCTTGATAACCTGTAGCTGCAGGGTCTAGTCCTGCTACAAGATAAGAACCTTCAGGTATATAACCAAGACCCATATCAGGTACATAGCATTTTTCTATCTGTTCAGGATTAAATAATCTAAGACTGTCACTATAGGCTTTATTAAGATAAACCATTTCAAAGTTCTTTAGACCACCTGTAGTCATAGCATCACGCTTTCTATCCATTAGCCATTTAAAAGTTCTTTTGTTACTCCACAACATACAATCAACATGGTCTTCTTCATCAAACTCTGCAATAGTACAAAGACTATCGTGTGCTTCTTCTACTATTGTATCCCATGCTTCTGACTCTAATAAAGCAGAGTATAAATCTTCAGGATGCTGTCTAGAACCTATAACTAACATTGCAGTATGTTCCTCTTTTCTAGAGCCAAGAGTTGTAGTCCACCAATTCTTTGTGTTGTTTCTAGATGATGGTTGCATTGTAGAACTATGGTCCTCAATGTCATCTGCAATAATTATGTCGCAGTCACGAGAAAGTATCTTACCACCTCTACCAATACCAATCATGGTAGGTGACTTAATACCTGACACAGTTCTTGT